ACTTGATAAAGAAGCAAAAGAAAAAGCAATAGCAGAGGAAAAACCTGAAGAAATAGAGGAGGAGGAAAATGAGGAAATTGAAGAAGAACCTAAACCACAAAAAAATGAAAAAAAGAAAGTTGTTAAAAAGGTTGAATTAACAGAGGAAGAGCAGGAATTAAGACGATTTGAAAAATTTATGAAGAATATGAACCATTTTGAAAAACTAAAAGAACAGAAAAAAATAGATGACGAAGAAGCCAAAAAGATTAAAGTTTCATTTACAAAAGAAGAATATGATGAATTATTAAAAATATTAGATGAAAAAGAAGATAAAAAAACTAAAGAACAAGAATTAAAAGATGCTATACCCGTTGCCCCTAAAAGAGAAGATGAAATTGATTTACCACAATCTGTTTATCATTCTTTAAGACCAAGACCAGTAGCACGAGGAAGATTTAGGTAAATCTACATTTTCATACAATATTGTATCAGTCTTTTTTTAGTCCAACTTCTATATACATTGCTTTGTCTGTTAGTGTAGTATAAATATGAATATATACCATATTTATTGTCGTTATAAATCCCAATACATATCATTCTAAATAAATCCAAAGAAGAACAATAAGTATATTTTAAACTTATCATTTTTTCACCCAAATGACCATTCCAATAAATAAATTTTTTTTTTTGACCTTGAATAATTTTTAAATGATTATAAGAAAATAATATTTTAAATACTTTTTCAAAACAAAGAGCATCTTTTACTGATATTTTATATAGATAATTATTTTTTTTTGCAAGAAGATGAAATATAGTTAAAGTTTTCATCGCAAATCGCAAATCTATTTTATTAATAAAGTTTTCATCAATATTTTTAATATTAATAATTGATGTTAATTCATTAATTACATTATTAAATACTTTTTTATAGATTTCTGCTTGTAATTCATCAGGTAAATCGTAAAAGTAATTCTTCATTGTGAATATCATTATAAAAAAAAATAATATTATTATCAATTTTTTTTTTATTTTTAAAAAATTTGTTCCTCCACAAAGATTTAGGTAATAAGAGCATCAAAATAATATAATTGTAATTTCATAAATTTACTTATACTTTCATCAGGTGTTAATTTATCCATATATTTTTTGGCTGTTGTTATTACCATAAAAACTTTATTCATTTTATGCTTATGTTCTCTCATATAAATATTATTAACTTTAACATTAATTAAATTAATAATATCTTCGGGTAAATCATAGTAATAGTTCATATTAATTGTAATTATAAAAAAAAATAAATATTATTATCAATTTTTTTTTATATTTTTGAGAGAATATTAGTTCCTCCGCTCTATTGAGCCATTACAACTGATGGTCCCTGCTGAATTACAACATTACCATTTTTGAGAGCAAAGCCTTTAACTACTTCAGCAAAATAGTATGCGTTGTAGCGGAAATTTGTATGCTGATTGGTAGCAAATTTACGATGTAAAACTTCAATAGGTTTCTGGTTAATGTAAATGCTATCATCGTTCGCATCACCAGGCATAGTGCTTAAATTGACTGCTTCAAAGTGCTGACCACCTAAAAGTTCTGTTCCGTTAAGACCACCGAAAAGACGATAAGTTCCTCCTCCAGCGATATCAGCAACACTACTACTGATTGGTAAAGCATTGGGTTGGTCAGCAAATTCACCCGATTTTACGGTATAACTATCACGAGAATATAATGCTGTGTGTAAATATACAGGGCTGTTATATACTAAACTGGCTTCAGTTGCTTTTAGTGCTGGATTTGTAATTGGTTCAGGGAATACAAGACTATCATTTACCCGTATATCAAAAGTTGAACTTTTGGGAGTTGCTAACATACCATATTTACCATAAAATGGATTGTAGAATTCAGGACTGCTTTTTTGCTGACCACCATTAGTTAATGAACTACGAGCGGGGGCATTAAAACACCAAAATACATTTTTTACTGAAAAACCACTTAAAGGAAGTTGATGAATTACTTCTGTTTCACGAAGGGTATTAGTTCCAGCAACTATAGGAACTTGGTCGCCCATACTGGCTACATTGCTAATAATATCAGTATATTTTAGAGCCATACCTTTTGTAGCATCAGTCTGGCGGTCAATATCTTCCATACGCTCATTCGCATAATAAATTGTATCTACATACATAAGGCAACTTTCTTTTACTAAAGAGCAAACGTGTAATACTTCACCAGGATTTGGTGTAACGCTATCAGCCTCAAAACAGCATAATGTTCCAACACCATTTTTTGCGACATCTGTGGCTGATGTTTGTTTATTAAATTCTAAATCCACAACGACTTCCTCATTCATTAGGAAGAGCGGTAATTCTATGCTCTCTAATATTGGGAACAACTCACGAAGGTATATAGACCAGCAAGGTGTGGTTTCAGGTGTAGTTCCAAGTTTCATATCTTTAGGTACAACAGTATCTTCTGGTTTAAAAGTAGATACAGCAACTTCGCCACCTGTTGGCTGGAATTTACCAGCATCAACATTAGAATTTGCTCCACCTAAAGTTGTTCCAAGTTGATTTGGGACAAGTGTATTATTAATACCTTTCATAAATCTTACATAGTTGGCTCTGTAACTTGGAGTATTATAAGTATGGGTCATTGAACGATAAAAGGGTAAATCAGTTATTTCGCAAATGCGTTTAGCACCTACACGAAGTGTGGCTTTTTTGATGAGAGAATATATACCTGCTCCAATAGGTAAGAAGCCAACACCTGCTGAAGTAGTTAACTGAAATTGTAGAACGGTATCACGAGAAAGAATGCCTTTATTTTCAAAAACAAAACGAGCATTGTTATCATTTATGGTAATTGGTTCTAAAGTAGAACTTTCTACTCTCATAACTGCTGGAATATCTTCGGTTTTTCCAAGAACTTGGTCGCTGGGCTTTTCCATTTTTATATATTAATAATAAAATATTTTTTTATTAATATATTTTTTTTATTTAATTATTTATTCTACTACATTAACCCCAGTTGGAGAATATTGGGCTACATTTCTACATCTAACAAATGTAAATAGACTATTAGCAGTTGTATCATTTAATCCAGATTGAATACGAATAGCATATTCACGGTCTTTGAAGTTCGCACCTTGCTTTTGGCTGTCCATAGGAACGCCTAAAACAAATGTGCTATCAGGGTCAAGAGCCATAGGATATGGTAGACCAACTTCCTGTTTTGCTCCCGCAAAAGCCTTTTGGTTATTTATTCCTACATTAGACATAGGATTGAGAGAAGAATGCGAGTTTTCATATAAAGTTATTGAATTAAGGGCTGGTTCGGCAATCATCGCTTGTGGATTATTATCAATTCCTTCGCTTTCACTATCTAAAACAAAATTATATGGGAAAAGTTCACCTGCTCTCATATACTGAACAGTTCTAATTGCCTGTGGAGTATCGGCGGGGGCTTCAGGTCCCGCTAAACGGAAACTATCAACACCACGATTTGTAGATTGAGAAGATGGAATTATAGCGTGAGTAACTGATATAGCATTTCGGCAACCAAATCTTAAGTTTGTAGTCTGGTCGCTGGAGAGAAGTGTGGAATGTAATGACTGGATTGTATTAAATCCTAAAAGACCTGTGCTTGGTAGTTTATTGAATAATTCAGGTCCAGGTTTTACTAAATCAAATGTTAAAAAAACATTTTTCAATTCATAAAGATAGTTATTATCACTTAAAACTAAACTTTTTTGACCAGCAAAATTGTATACAGCAAACGGCTGACTGACTGCCGCATTTTGTGCTAAAAGAAGATTTAACTGAAGACCGTGAAAGCCTTTTTCACTGATATTTAAAGGCATATCACCAAGCATACCAGCCTCAATTGGAATGGAGAAATTTGTTTCTACATTAGCAGAACGGCAAGTAGTAATAGATTTAGAACCTAAAAAGGGGTCATCTAAATTTAAGCCGTTATTATAATCAAATGAATTATTCATAAATGGTTTGGAAGATGCTAAATATCTGTTATAGTTTCTAATAGTTTCTAAATTACGACCATTTAATGTTTGAATAGTTACTTCATCAATACACGATGATACACCAATTCTGTTATTAAGGGTTGAGCCATTTGTAGCGGATTTTACAACTGCTGGATTATTTGCTACAGTTGCTCCAGTACTATCTTTTAGAACAAAAGTTCCATTAAGTTTTAAAGTTTTTGGTAAAAGGAATGCTGGTTGACGAGCAATTACAAAGTTAATTTGTGGGAAGTTAGTAGCACTAAAGGTATTTCCTGACGGCTGATTGTTGGGGTGTATGCTTACTCTTCGGCGTTGGGCATTTAATGGGACACTCATTTTTATATATTAATAATAAAATATTTTTTTATTAATAAATTTGTAAATTTAAATTTATTTAATTAGCCACTTGAATACCACCCGATGTTACTAAAATAGAGCGGATATGATGAATAAAATGAACGACGAGTTTAGGGAAGGTTTGCTGTGTATCGTATTCTGCTTTAAGGGTTAAATCACCTGCTTCCATTAAATTATAAAACATATCATTTCTTGCGAATTGTCTGCCTACAGCAAAATTTGTTAATACACCATTGAGTGATGTTAATTCCATATCAAAACCTTCTACAGATTTAATTAATTCATTGATATGCTGGGTTTGAATTAGTGGGTCATTTAGACTTGCTTTTTCTACTAAAACTTTACGCTGGGGCTGAAGTCCATCACGACCAATATCATACTGATAATTTGAAATGTTATCAGGTCTTCCTCTTAAAGACTGGGCTGATACTGAAAGTTGCTCATTCTGGTTAAGAGGAACAGATAATACTGCTAATGCTTTGGTTATATTTGGAATTGAAATAAGTTGCGATGTAGGTCCCTGAATAGCCTGTAAATTGACTAATCTTGTTTGAGTAGTGGCTAAATCTAAACGATAACCACTTGATGAGTTTGCCGCACGAAGGTCTGCCGCAACAATATTTTCGTCCATATCTACACGTTTAACATTATACTGTAAATTATGAATGCTGAAATTTACTACATTGTCTGCCGCTTTATCTAATACGGCTTTTGTTGGAGCAACTGTTCTGTTTGGAATTGCTGTACGAGAAAATTTATTTAATCTGTCGGCTTCCTCAACAAAGAAAGCAAAACCATTTAAACCGTGACTAAACATATAATTTTGTGTAAGTAGTGGTCCTGTTCCACCTGTGAGTGTTGATGCTTGGGTTTCATTGGCTACAGCCGCACCACCAGGTCCCAAAACAAGTTCCTGAAGTGGAACAAAGAAAATTCTTGCTCCTTTATCTTTATCATCAGTGGTTGAAGGTAATTTTGATATTCTTGTAATAATACCAAGTGCCTTTTTAGAAGCAGTTGTTTGTGCTAAATCACCAATGAAAAGTCTATCACCTACACTGAAGGGCATAGCAACATTTGGGAAGCAAGTTGTATCCCCATATCCAATATTTGGTTTTCCAATTTGATTTAATACTTGGAATGGTTTACGAACAGAACCATCGCCAAAATAAGTAATTTGTGCTGGAGTGCCTGGACTTGTTGTTCCAGTGAAAGTATCAATAACGTTTGTTGAACCTAAATCAACAAAATACTCATCATTAGCACTGGTAATACGAAGAGCACCCATTAATTGATGACCAGCCTTAACTGTTAAAGTCGCCGCTGTAGCACCACCAGCAGATGGAGTGCCTAAAACAATAGCCGCACCCCCTTCTGGTGGTGAATGACCATTAGCAGTAGCATACCAAACCGCTTCTGCTACTTCGGTTGTTCCAGCACGTAGACCAGTTACTTCAACAAAGCCTGTTTGAACTCCTGAAACAGTTGCTGTATATATAAATCCAACTTGATAGTCACTTCCACCCGCAGTAATTGTAAACGGATTGACTTCCCCTTCAGCACCGACTGTCGCTTGTTTGGAAGTAACCATTATATTGGTTTGTTTAGGCATCATACCATTTGCTGAACCTACGCCTAAAGAACCAGTGGAAAATTCTAAAGCACGTCTATAATCTTCCATCTGTATTTCTGTGCGAAGACCATTGAATACAGCACAAGGAATAAATTTATCACTATCATAAAAATCAGTTTTAATAGTGCCGCTGAATTGCACTGTTTTTGCTACATCTGGAGCAACTACTGTTCCTCCAGCATAAGTAGTTTGGTCTGGTTTCCAATATAAATTATTATCAATAGATTTATTAGGCTGAACACCCTCAAATTCTGCTCTGTAATTATCAATAGATGTTGATTTGCCGTATTGGAATTTTTGGGCTACTAAAGTATTATATTGTATAACTTCCTCTAAAAGATGAGAATTAGTTACATCGTAAGTTCTCACAACATTGAAGAGAGAATGTAATCCAGCATCACGAGAAGGAATTGGATTACCACGACCTTCCATAGTAATACTGAAAGAGAAGTTTGACTGGCTGGGTAAAAAGTATCCTACATAATTTGGAATTAAAAATCTAACATTTCTATTTTGGTTTTCACGAGTGATGTCTTTTTGATTTTCAGGCTTTATAACCAAAGTTTCACTAACTATGGGGGCTTTCGTTGGAATATCAGTAAGGTCCATTTTTATATATTAATAATAAAATATTTTTTTATTAATATATTTTTTTATTTATTTAATTTGAATTTTGAATTTCAATTTGCGATGCTTCTAAACTTACCACATTTCTCTCACACTCAATACAACCAACTTTAATTTTATTACATCTACTTTTTAAAAAATAAGTAAGAACAACTCCAGCACAGGCTGATAATGCTCCAATTAATGTTATTAAAAAAGTAGAATGTTTTTCTACAAAATCTGCTTGAGGTTCTAAACACTCAATAGGACATAATATTAATTCAGGATTAGTTGAAGAAGTCATTGGTTTTTATATTTATATATCATTTTTTTCTTCCATTTTTTCATCTAAATTTCTTAATCTAAATATTAATTCAGTTGGGTGTCTTAAACCTTCTAATATTTTACCTGTTGATACTTCACGAAGACGGAAAGAAAGATTGTATAAAAATTGTTCTGTTGGTAAATCGCATACTACAGGTTGACTATATGGAGCATTGTATCTAAAATCAATAATTGGTTTTGATGAAAATATCGTGGGTTTTTCCTCTAAACTTGGAATTACACCTACAATTGGTAGTCTTGAGCCTACACCTACCTGTGTGCTACGAACATCAAAATCTTTTGATATATAACCATCAATGGGTATATTATTGATTTCTACAGCAACAGTTGGAATATCTACATTTACTTCTGTCGCTGTGTTTCCTACAAAATTCTTTGGTGAAGTAAATTCTTGTTCTGCTGAATAAGCAGAATGTAATCCTAAAACTGCTCCTAATGTTGCCCTTATTGGAGGAACTTCTTCTGTTCTTATTTCTCCATCAGTTAGTGGATAAGCAGTACCATTTGCTACTTCTGTAAATCCAGTTTGTTTTGTTTTTAATACAATTTGAGGTCTATGGTTATTTCCTAAAGTTGTTGGAAAAGGAGCAAAAACAGATGGTTGAGTTGCTCCTATTGTTTGGAATGTAAGATTTTTTTCATAATTACCTTTTAATCCGCTTACTACATTATCGCCTTGTCTATAATTTGTTCCTCTGTTATAAGTAGTAAATATACCTTTTAAAACTGTATCAGTATTTTGAGGAGTAACATTATTTACATCTTTTGGATATTGACTTATTGTAGGGTGTAAAGGAAAGTGTCTTGGTTTAGTTGTAAATTCAAATTTCTTAAATGCTGGTCCGCTTGGAACTTGACCAGTTACTTTATCGCCACTTTGAAGAAGGGTTATTTCTTCTTGAAACGATGCTCCACTATCAGTTGAAAAAGAACATTTAATTATTTGTTTATATATTTCGGCTTGTTCTATTGTAATTTTAATTCTTTGGTTAGCATCAGGAGCAGTGAAAGCACCTGACCAATTTGCAGGTGATGAACTACTATAAACTAAAGAACGCCAAGTGCCTGGTCTTGCTTTTAATACTAATACTTCAAATGCTCGGTTTCCACCTAATTGTCTAAAAGCCTCACCTATTTCATCTTCATCACTAAATTCTGTTGTAGTAGGCTGAAACTGTCTTACTTCAAATTCTACAAATTTATCAGTTGTATTACTTCTTGATAATGGTAATAATTTTACGGAAACATCTTTAGAATATTGAACTGGGAAAGGTGGCTGATTACCACCATTAATACCTTCTCCTTCTTGATTTGCTTGAAATATTTGGTCATTTACAATCGCACATTCTGTAGGCAAATATTGGAATGCCGTAACTGTTCCTGCTCTTGCTGTTGTATTACCAATTTGTCTTGCTTCATCATCAATATTAATCTTACCACATAATGTACTTACAATAGTTTCATCGCTATCTGTTCCTTCTACTGTTTTCACAAATGTATTTGGGTCGTTTAAGAATAAATCGCCTAAAGTTCCTTGTTCGCCCATATGTTCCCCTCCGTCCATTAAAGTTACTTGGTCGGGTTTTCCATCAGCATCAATGCTATCAATTCTATAAATTGGTGTTTTATAAACATCAGGCGAACCTGATAGTTTTCCTTGCGAACTTGAAGCAAATGCTCCTAAACCAAAAAATCTATTATTCATTCTACCTATTGAACCAACTATGTATTCTATTTTAGTTTCACCTGCTACAGGGGTTGCTCCTTTTACTAAAATATTTGTATCATTTATTTTTGTATCATTTTTGACTTGTAATCCAAGAATTAAAGGTCTTACAGATGCTCTAAATTTAAGTTTTTCTTTATCTTCATTTTCAAATTTTAAGGTTGACCCTGCTGTTTCTGCTGGTGTTTCGCCCACTTCAATTCTAAATCCTCTGTTTGGTAATACATTAGTATCAGTTTCATCAAAAATCATAGTTGCTCCAAAAGTATTGATGTATTGTTCTTGCCGACGGTCAGCAAATTCTTCTGTTGAAGATAAACCCATTGGAGGAAAGTTAAGAGTATATTTAGCACGAGTATATGGCGGTCCTCTTTTATCAGCATTTCTATTTCCTGCTGGTGTTATTAAAATACCATTCTTTTGACTATGAACAGATAATTCATTTGTTGCTTTTACATTTTTATACATATCCATTCCTGCTATAAAACTATCTTCAAAAACTGATGGGTCATAACCAGTCCCCTCCACATCGGCTTCCAAAGTTAGATACACATCTTCATCAGTTTGTAAAGGAGCATATAATCCACTTGTTTGAAGAACTGGAACTGGTGATATAATGTATTCCGCTCTTCCTCCAGCCTCAAAAATTCCTACTTCCCTTACTGCTACATTTCCTACATTTTCAGGATTTGGATTTCCAATATCAACGGCACTATAAGAAGCATTTGTTGCGGGGTCATAAAAATCACTTAAATAATTTTCAATAGCAGGAGCAACATTAATACTTCTATTACCTAAACCAGCAATTTCATATTTTGGTTCTAATTTAACTTCTTCGGCACCGCTGTCTAATGTGTAACTATTAGCAAATCCTCTTACTTCTAATCTTGCGTCTGTAATTTCACTTATAGTTGATAATGCTGGAGTGGATACTGTTGTAAAAGTAATAGTGAATTTATTGCTACCATCTACTGTTACACTCCACCCTCTCCAAGCATTACACGGAGTAGCATCATTTAAAGCAGTCTGTATTTCAATTGCTAATTGAGCAAGTGTATAAATACCTGGTCTTACTTCTGCAGAATACATTTCTCCAGCATCAATAGGTCCTAAACGAAATAATAAAAGATTATCTGGTGGTGAAATAGTGATTTTATTATTTTTACGAATTACACTACTTACTAATTCTATTTCAAACTTCTTTACCTTAATTGGTTCATCTAATTGATTTTGAAATAATGAAGCGGTTAAGTCAGTGGTTTCATTACTATCTTTTTGGGCTGATGTAGCACAAAGGAACATTTTATTATATCTAAATATTTTATTTTTTATAAAATATTATATTATATTATAAAAATGAAGTTGTTAAAAATTTCAAAAAGTGATAAGCCAGAAAAAAAATATGTTGCTACATTTGAAAAGGAAGATGGTAAGACTAAAAAAACTTACTTCGGGTCTGCTGGAATGGACGATTATACGATTACGAAAGATAAAGAACAGCGTAAAAGATATAGACAGCGACACAAAAAAGACTTATCTACAGGTGATGCTACTCGTGCTGGTTTTTTATCCTATTATATCCTTTGGGGCGATAGTACTTCTATAAATGAAAATATAAAAGATTATAAAAAAAAATTTAATCTTTAATATTATTATAAAATGATAAAAGCACCTACTGAAAAGAAGAAGGAAGTTTTTGATAAAAAACCAAAAGCAACTAAAGTTAGTCCTAAACCAAAACAAGGGGAAAAAGATGAGGAACAATTATATGATAATTTAAAAATAAAAGAAGGAGGACTTCGCAGTTCTCTCAAAGTTGATAAAGATTATAAATTTACAAAATCTAAATTAACACCATTAGTAAAAAAAGAAGTTGGTTCAACAATTAAATTTGAAGGTAGAAATATTAAGATGACTGAAAAGATAAAGAAACAAGTTCGTTTAGCGATTAATATGATGAAATAATTATATAATTATATATTAAATGTCTTTTACACATATAAAAGATAGTGATAATTATGCTACTGATAAAAATGGTTGGGAAATAATAAAAGAATATATACCAAAAGATAAAATAATATGGTCGCCCTTTTATTGTGATGGGAAACAGAAAGAATATTTTGAAGAAATGGGTTATAATATCATACACGAAGATAAAGATTTTTTTAGTTATACCCCTGAATATGATATTATAATTGATAATCCGCCTTTCTCTCAAATGAAAGAAATTTGTAATAAATTAAAAGAATTAGATAAACCATTTATATTAATTGCTTTTAGTAAAGTTATATTAATGAAATGGTTTCAGCGTATGTTTAAAGATTATTTACAAGTTATAATTCCATTTTCACGACCTACATTTTCTCATTTAACTAATCCTAAAAAAGGTTATACTCCACCTTTTGGAGTTCAATATTATTGTTATAAAATGAATTTACCAAAAGATTTAATATTTATTTGAGTAAGTGTTTCATTTAAAATATATACTTATATATTAAATGAAAGTATTAGAACTATTTTCAGGTAGTGGTTCTGTTGGTAAAGTATGTAAATTATTAGGATATGAATGTGTATCAGTAGATATTGAATTTGATGCTACACATAAAGTTGATATATTAGAATTTGATTATAAACAATACAAGTGTAATGAATTTGATATAATATGGAGTAGCCCAATTTGCACTTATTATAGCGGATTACAGAAGTCTTGGATAGGTAAGCAGAAAAAAGATGGTATATATACTATTGAAAAACACAATAAAGATTTAGAATATAGTGATAGTCTTGTTAGAAAAACATTAGAAATTATTGATTACTTCAAACCTAAATTATGGTTTATGGAAAATCCACAAACAGGCACATTAAAAACGAGAGAAGTGGTAAAAGATTTACCATTTTATGATGTTGATTATTGTATGTATAGTGATTGGGGATACAGAAAAAGAACTCGTGTATGGACTAATAAAAAAGACTTCAATGCTAAAAAATGTGATGGAAAAGGAACTTGTGGTAATATGATTACTATCAAAACTGATGGTGCTAAAAGGCACGATACTGGTCAGCCTATAAAAGCAGATGAAAGAACATTACATAAAAATATATTATGTAAAAGTGAAACTTTGAGAGAATTAAGGAAACATAAAGTAAATGTGGCTAATGATGTTCATAATAATAAAGGTAGAATAAAACATAAAGAAGATGTTAGTATTACAATTGGTAATTCTACTAACAGATTACAAAGATACAGAGTTCCCGAAAAACTAATAATGGACTTATTTAATTAAATTAAAAAAATTTGTTCCCTTTAATTTTTCATTACACTCAATCAGTATCCATATTCAATACTTCTCTCGTTATATCTATTAATTTATCAACATTATTTATTTTACAATTTTTTTTATTTATCTTAACATTTATGGTAATAGTAAATTCTTCTTCTTGCTCTTTCGCATATTCTACCTGTAAAAGTTGTGGATTGTCTGGGTCTTCTTTTATATGAACCTTTCTCGCTTCTTTAACTACACTTTCCATTTTATATATATAATTATATATTTTTTTTATATAATTATACTTATTTGTGAAAATGAGTGTTATGAGTGTAATAAAAGTGATGTGATGATG